ATGCATGGCATTGGTATTGGTTGCGGTATGGTCGTGCAATTTATCCTGTATCTATATGGGATCATGGCCATTGGTTTGACTAGCAATTGGTATTAGGTATGTAGATTTATAGGATAGGGATGGATGGAAAATTAAATTAATTTTGTAGCTACATTTGGAATAATTAACTTAATTTTGTAGCTACAATTAAAAACTTAAAAACAACACTATGGATTTAGAATTAATTTTACAAACAGCAGCAGAATGTTTAGCCCTTAAACCAAATTTATCAGACAACCCAAATGGGTATGATAAAGCAATTCTTGGATTAACTGATAATGGACAACTGGTTTACTCAAAAGAAATTATGGTTAAGCTTTTAATGGAAGTAGATGAAGAGCTTTCGGAAGAAGATGCTTGGGAATTTCTTGAATTCAATTGTTTTTCTGCTTATGTTGGCGAACAAACTCCTATTTATGTAAATACTTATTAATTTATGGCAAAAAGTAAACCAATTGGAGTTAGATTTGACTTATATAAGTTGGATATGATTCAAAAAGAGCAAAATTTGACATCTATTCAGCAAGTAGTGAACTATTTAATGGATAATTATGGCAAAATAAAGCCCGTAGAGGAGGTTTTACCAGTTAAACCTATAGAATATCCAAAAAAAGCACAAAAGCCCGAAATAAAGCCTCAAAATGGCAATCCGGAGCCTCCTAATGGGTTGACTGGAATAGATTTAGCTATTTGGAAATCTGAAAATTGGAAATAATTCGTATCTTAGCTAAAATATTATAACATGTCTGAAGAAAAATTCTCATATTTTGTATCTTATTTAAAAGATTCTTTTGATCAAGCTGTCGTTTGGCATCATCAAACTGATTCTTATGCAGTACATAAGGCTTTAAATAAGTTTTATGATGGTATTCTTGATTTAACAGATGGGTTAGTAGAAAGTGTTAGTGGGATACATGGCCGACCAATGAAATATCAAATTGACAGTCCTGTAGATTATAAAAATCCAGAACAAGTGATTAAATATTTTAAGTCTTGTTATAATATGATTGAAAAAGAAAGAAAATATATATACCAAGAAACTTGGATTCAAAATCAAGTAGATGAAATATCTGCGTTGTTTGCATCAACATTATACCTATTAAGTGTAAAATAATGAAAAGTAAATTAAAAATGATGAAAAGAGCAGATGGCTCTTATTCTCGTAGAGGTTTGTGGGATAACATTCGTGCAGCTGCTGGATCTGGTAAAAAGCCAACTCCTGAAATGCTAAAGCAAGAAAAGAAAATTAAATCAGAAGAAAAAAAATAATTATGTCTGGAGCTTGGCAAAGAAAAGAAGGAAAAAATCCTAAAGGCGGTTTAAATGCAAAAGGTCGTGCATCTTACAATGCAGAAACAGGTGGTAATTTAAAAGCTCCTGTTAAATCTGGCGTTAACCCTCGTAGAGTTTCTTTTGCAGCTCGTTTTGCTGGTATGTTAGGTGCAATGAAAAAGCCAAATGGCGAACCTACCCGTAAGGCGTTAGCACTTAAAGCTTGGGGATTTGGTAGTGTTGAAGCAGCTCGTAAGTTTGCTAACGCACATAAGAAATCTTAATCTATTGCTCTGGAGCTTGATCTTCTAATATTTTTTTACCTGCATCAGATAATGGTCGCGAAAATAGTCTAAGCTTTTTACCGGTATTTGGGCATACAAAAGTAATACCAGCATCTTGGTATGCTTTTAATACTATTTCTAAACCACCTTCACCATCAGGGCTTGCGCCTACTACATGAGGTTCGTCATAATCAAATTGCATACAAAAATCACATCCTTCTGTATATACTTGTATTTCTTTTGGAATTTCTGTTTTTTTCTTTGCCATTTTATCTTTTTATTTTTGTCATTTTTTCGCAATGTGGGCATTGCACTTCTTCTAGATATCTTACTTCAACGCTTTCATCAAACCATTTAATCATATCAGTTTCTATAACTGCTACATGATAATTTAAACATGCGTCACAAACTATTTCAGCTACTTCATATACAACACTAACCTCCATCATTTATATGTTTTATATCTACTATTTTTACCTCCTCTCCGTCAAGCATTGCATCTAATGTTAACTCAATCATTTCTCTTTGCTCTGGAGTTAACAATGCAACTTTTTCATGGATTGCTGGTATAGCAAATATATCACTATTTATTTCTTTTTTAATACCGGATCTTACTTCTTCATTTAAAAATGGATGGGTTACAATATCATTAAACATCCAATTAATTTTACCTACATAAATTTTAAATAATTTTTCACCTTTTGTTTCAGGATATTGCCTACAAAAATCCTCAAACTGTTCTTGAGCTAATTTTAAGTTTTGAACAGCACTTATGATGTTAGCACTCATTATTAAAATTTAAATGCGTTTGTTCTAATTCTTGTAAAAATGTTCTAGCTTTTAAAACTTTATTTTCAATGCGTAAAATATCATCTTCACTTCTATTTACATTAAACGTAAGTATTCTTTCGTTAATTGATATATCATCAAATGTCATATTGAATTCCACCTTCATTGCTTCTTTAATAAACTCTGGACTTTCTTCTGAAATTACATCCATCTTTTTAAGCAAATAATATTTCTCTTGTTGAATAATACTTTCTGGTGTATTAACTAAACAATATGCAATAGTAGCTTTTCTTGTGCCAGTTAGCCACATATAAGACTGCATTTGCCAATAGTATAAGTTATCTAACTTGTCTGGTATGTTACCCAAGAATGTCCAAAGATCATAACTTGATTTTATGTCAATAATAGTATCACCATTAATAATATCTGGCAATCCTGTTATAAAATCATTTTTAAATCGTTCTTCGTTTTTACTAAATGGCAATTTAAGATACATTGATAATAAATCAATAGAATCTTGTTCCGCTTCAATGCCCTTCTTCATTTGCTTTGTTTGTATATCTCGCTTTCTTCCGTATTTTTCAGCGATATAAACTTCAATTAAATGTTTTTGTGCAGTCTTGGATAATACTCCAGCTTCTTTATCTGCTTTAGTTACAGGTTCGGTCATTAAATAACCGACAGAGCTTGCTCTGATTAGTGTTTCGTTCCAGTTCATTAAAGTGTGTTTAGTTTGTTGTTATAATGTTCTAATAGTTCAGGATTGCTTTTGCTCATTAACTCCCAAGCTTTTAATTCCTCTTTAGTTTTGCAAGAATCAATAAATGATTTTGTTTTTTCAGCTAATGTTTGCTTTGATTGAGTAGGAATTACTTCAACAATTTCATCATGATAATACCCTAAGCTTTTTAATCTTTCTACATTTTGCTTATGATATTCTTCTACTAACTCTCTTGCAATATCAAGAGCTTTGTTTGCAGACTCACCTTGATTAAGAGAAAATTCAACACCAATTTTTTCAGAAGAGTAATTACCTAAATTAAATGTTCTAGTGTAGTTAACGGTTTGGATGTGCATAATACTTATTTTATTCTTGTTACAGTTGTTTTTTCGTCAATAAATTTCACTTTAAATAATTTTTTTTCATGTCCTTTTTTCTTTTTAAGATTTGAAACCATAACCATAACAGATGTGTATGGATTGTCAAAAACATAATCTTGGTTTAATTCTAATTCTGCTACTTTACTTGTAACTGATTCTGGATCTATTTTTCTTGCCATTTTATAATTTTTTGTAAAATTAATTTAATTAAATATACTAACCAAAATTAATTTAATTAAAATAAAAGGTAGTAAAAATACTACCATTTTAAAAACCCTCCCAGTATAGAAATACAGGAGGGTATATTTGCTTAAAACCACCAATCTACAATTACTTTTGTGTAATAAATTTCTTTTTTACTAAGTTAAGCTTTGCCCTGTATTCTAGGATCAAAGATTTAAGTTCTTCTCTTGTTGGTCTTACTGTTTGCCTAGCTGTTTCTCTAAGGTATTCAACTAATGCTCCATTTTCTTCGTGTAATTTATATTCAAATTCTTCTATGTTTCCTGTTTTAAAGTAATTACATTCCATGCATTGTGGTCTGCAATTCTGTTCCATCCATCTTGTTCCTAAATTTGTTCTTCCCATAAAGTGACCACATTGTATTTCTGCAACAGTATGTTTACCACCGCAAGTATAACATTCTACAACACCTGTTTTATCTGCATATTTATTTCTTAAATACTGGCTAAATACATGGTCAAGATCTGCAACTAAATTCTGGAAACTTTCTGAATCATCTTCAAATTCTTCCATTCTCTTTTGCGTAGAAACCACTGTAGCACATTGTTTGCACATTTTTTTAGAAAAATGATAATCTATATTACCACAACTAACGCACCTTTTCTTTTTCACTATTATTGTTGAATTTCTCATCTTCTTTTAGTTTATGTAGTTTATCGTTTATAAATCTATATTTGCCTATGTATTTACCTTCTTTTGTAACTTCTATAATCATGTCTAACCTTTTAGCCATTTCATAGATTAATTCTTTATTCTCCATTGTCTTTTATATCATAATAAAAAGAATCTGTATCTTCTACTATCCATCTGTCTGACTGTGTTTCAACAGAATCTAAATTAGTGTCAACTTTAAATTGTTTTAAATCTTCTGGCAATGGCTTTGTTACCCAATTAGAATCTTTCCAAAATATTCTATTGTTAGGCATACATAACAAGTAGCCATCATCAGACTCTAAAAGATGCCCGCACTTGTAATCAGATGGTTCATCGCTGTATGGATTATTAAACCAATCAACAGTTAAAATATAAGTACCCCAAATTTTATTACCATCTCTTAAAACTACTTGTACTCTATGGTAAGCCAAAAAATCATATTTAATTACCGATACGTTTTCACTAAAACAATCCCATAATTGTTTAAAATAATAAGGAATATCATTAGTTGGAATTTTGGTATAAATTTCAGACAATGGAACTCTACTTCTTAACATCCCAGAATCAGTTATTACATGAAAAGTAAGAATTTTACCACTTAAAGATTGAATACCAAAAACGTAAACATTGTAATATTCATTATTGTCTTTTTCATTTTTAGTAAAAAATGATTTTTTTACTAAAGCCTTAAAACTTGGTATGTTTGAATTTAATATCATTTTTTTATATTTATACAAAGATAATTAATTTAATTAAACCACAAAATAAATTTTAAAAAAAGTTAAAAAAATTTGGGAATATAAAAAATAAAAGTATTTTTGTCATCCAATAATCAAAACAAATTTATGGAAATTAAAACTGAAATAAGGCTTCATGAAAGAATAAAAGAAGCTTTAGATGGTCGTACACAAAGGTGGTTGTCATTAAATGCAAAGATACCAGAATCGGAATTATCACGAAAGATGCAGGGTAAATTATTATTTACCGATGCTGAAATAACTCGTATTAACGAGTCGTTGAAAACCGATTTTATAAACGATTAAGATTAAAAAATGCCAAAAGATAAATTCTATTTCTCGCACGATTACAATGCGCGAAATGATGAGAAGATAAAAAGACTAATAAGAAAACATGGCATGATAGGCTATGGTATATTTTGGTCAATAGTAGAGGATTTGTACAATAATGCGAACGCATTGCGAATGGATTAC